CTGCATCTGGAGTCCGCCCTGAGGCGGCATCCCCGGCGGCATTCCCGGCGGCATTCCCGGCGGCATGCCCGGCGGCATGCCTCCCTCTGGAGGAGCCATCTCGTCATCCGCCATAGTTGAACCATCAGGCATCGTGTGGGTGCCGCTTTCAGGCTTGACAATAAACCGCTGAGGGTCCTTTTCTCCGAACCCGTCCCGCAGAAGCTTCATGTAAAGCGCAACAGGATCGGCGACCCCCATACTCACAAACTGGGCCGACATGTCGGAGAGCTGCATAGCGGACTGGCGACGGAACGTCTCGTTCTGTGGCTCCGTTGAACCGCCACGGACCTCATAGTCGAAGTCGCCCTGGATGTAGTCCTTGTCGTAATTCACCCATCCATTTACGGGGAGCGTCACAACTCGAGCGACCTGCTCGCCCGTCATGTACTGCTGCATCAACTGGATGATTCGCCTACCGCACTCGGCGAGGACTAGCTCAATCTTCATCAAGCGATCTTGCGCTCGGGCGTTCGCAGCGTCAGCGATCATCGCCGCCTCAGTCGCAGTACGTCGAGTCCGAGACTGAGGGTTGCCCTTTGCGTAGTCCGAGACTCCAGAAACCATGTCCATGTCGTTCTGGATCATTACCGACTGGTCGAAGAACTCGGCAGGCGTGATGACGGCCGGGACCGGCATGAGCGCCCCAGAAAGAGGCTCCCCGTTTACGACGGGAATCATCACATTGTCGTCGTCGGACTCCAGTGCTCGGATCCCGTCACGATCGAAAGCGTCCTTGTTGTACATCCATGCACGACGGAACTTCTTGCGATAGTTGAGCATCTGAGTTCTGGTCTCATTCAACTCAAGCTGCAGGCTCTCGATCTGCTGGACATCGCCCATTGGGTAGAAGTGGTCCGGCACCTCGTAGTTGCGGAGCATCTCAAACGGATGGCCAGAAGCGTACGGGATATCTTTCGGCTTGATCAACCATCCGCCTCCCTCTGAATCCCCATCAGCGCCAGCAGCAAAAGTCGCCACCGTGTTGCGCTTAATGTCGTAGAACTCAATGATCTCGGCATAAGAGATCGCACCCTTGTTCGGCTTGTCCGACTGCAGGTTTGAATCACCACCCGCACGACCGTCACCATCTTCGGTATCCCACGGGGACCAGTGTGAGCCGCCGACTCGCTCGCGCTGAGTCTTCGAGTACCGAGAATCAACCTGAACGTCAACTACTGGGCGCCAAGTTCGCTGGGCGATCCAACGCATCTCCTTAGGGTGGCGGGCGTCTGGGTCGACGTACATGTCGAAGACCGAGATGCGCTCCACGAACGGGCGGTCTTCGTCAACGCCAACGTTCAGCTCGGACTCGACGTTGCCGTCAACGTTCTCGCGATCATCGATGCCCTCTTCTCCACCTTCGGATCCAGACCCTCCAGAGGCGTTGCTGTTAATGACTCCATCAACAGCCTTGCGCTCTGGCTTCTTGGTCGACTTGTAGCCGATCTTGAGCCAGGCGTGGCCGACAATAATCCAGTCGAGCACCGCCAGACGGAAGTCGCGCTGATAGTCGTTCCTGCGCCACAGGTAGTTGAGAACCTCTTCAGTGACGACGGCCTGCGGCGCCTCCTCTGGCTTTCGAGCCCCCACAACAAATCGAGGGTTGTTGATTGCAACCGCTGGCGCCATCACGTTGACGGTTGAGAAAACGAGGTTGACGACAAGCTGATCCGTCCCGCTTTCGGCATCATAATGCATGCCCGAATAGAGATCGATGTACCGACGCCACTGCTCGTCGAAGCCGAAACCGGTCCTGTTTGAGCGCCAACGCTTCGACCTTTGAACCTCGTTGCGGGCAAACGCCAGCAAACTTGCGTCACTCATCTTGTTCGCCATTATCGCTTTTCCAGACTTGTGTAGTTTGATGCTCGCTCAATCCCTCGAGCGGCGAGCGTCTTCTCGTCGGACGTTCCGAAATTCTTCATTCTCCAGTCGGAAGCCGTTTCATTCCAACCGCTGCGACCCTCTCGCGCAGAGCCCTTAAACCCAAAGCTCGTACCGCTAACGCGATGTCTGAAGCAGAGCCCGTCGCGATCCTCAGCTTTCTCGCAACCGAGCTCGCCGCAGATCATTTCTTGCTCTCTCCACGCTTCCGCTTGCGCTTGAGTTCCAACTCGTCCGTTTCTGGCTGCTCCGTTTTTGGGGCCGGCTCCGGCATGTTCTTGGCGTTCGTATAACGGGGAGTGCTCATGCGACTGCCGTCACAAGGACATCGGTCGGGAATCCCACGCCAGCCGGAGCGGCGGGGTAACCGCGCTTGTCGAGACGCGGGATGCGACCCTCGGTGACGGTCGTGGTGAGTCCGCCAGTGGAATAGTTGGCTCGGCCGATCGGACGCTTTGTCGGACGGCTTCGGTCTTGGATGCGTGTGCCCATAATGTGGTTCTCCTCAAATAGACGTGTCGTTCGTCACATCATCGCAGAAAGTTCGCCCAAAAGCACACCAATCTTCAAAAAGCCGACTTAGTTCGAACGTACTGCGACCCGATTGGCTTCCGGTCGGGGCGCTTCCCCCACGACTTCGACCCACCCTCGTTCTTGATGATGTCGTTAAAACTTTCCCCGTACGCCCGGCGCTCCCAGTCGCCGATGCTTCCCCTTGGAGGATTATCGCTCGGGGTGAACTCTGCAAAGAACACAAACTTACGCATGTAGTTGCCGATAGCAAGCGACATAGTTCGGTCGTCGTAGGGGGAGCCAGACATCTTGCCCTTGTTGTTGTATGTGAAGGTCTTCAGCTCCGCCAAGGTGTCCTTGTCAGGCATGTCGAAGCCCTCGCGTATCGTCGCCGAAAGCTCGTCGATAATCAGAGGCTTGCTGACCTGAGAAGTGCGAAAGCCCAAAACATCCGTCGGCTTTGAGTTCTTGTACTTCGGGGAACGCTCATAATAGATCGGGAAGTACTTCGACGCCTGTAGGTACTTGAGGGTCGTCAGGCCGTGCTGGTTCGACTCCACGCCAATCAGCGCCTGATTGTAGAATCTCCCGATCTTTGGGAGAATGTCCCGACCCAAGATGTCCGGCTCGACTCGAGCGTGGAACGTAGCCACCACGGCGGGAGAGCGGCACGATATTACATGGACCGACGAAAAGTCGCCATGCTCAAAACCCTGAGCGACATCGACTCCCAAAACGTACTTCTCGTCATTGACCGGGTACTTCCAGATCTTCGTTGCCGAGTCGATCGTTCGCTCGTCCTCGATGAAGTCTCCGGCCTGGTTAAAGAACCCTGTAGCAACCGGAGGTCGAACCTCGTACTCGCGCAACCGAGTCAAGTTGAACACTGGCCTGCCGGACTTCAAGAAAGCGTCTTCGGCATTCTCTGGATATTCCTGAGCAAGCTGATGGGGCTCAAGGTCCGCAGCCTTAGCGTCGTACCAGTCCTGGTCTCGATTGCTTGCCGACCAGGGGAAGAACAGCGGCTCAAAACGGTTGTTGCCAGCCGAAGCCTCGACCCACAACTTGTGGAACAGATTTCCCTCGCCGTTCGCTGTAGAGAGCATCACCACACGGCCGCCGACATCGGCAACCGGCTCAATGGCAGACCACGCCTCCTCAGAGTTCTGCAAGAAGGCCAACTCGTCCACGATAATCAAGTAAGCCGACTCGCCACGCGCAGGATCAGAAGCCGACGGCAGGGACTCGATGTATGAGCCGTTAGTGAACTCCATCTTTGTTTGCGTGACGTTCACCGGACCCAGGCGGAACTTCATCCACTCAGGCAGGTACTGCATCGCGTACTTGGCTTTCTGAAGAAGCTTGATCGCCTCACGCTCGGTCCTCGACAGCATCAGGATCGGACGATCGGGGTGAAACGCTGCGAGCCACAAGGCATAAATTGCAACCAGAGTCGAGAAGCCAATCTGCCGGGCCTTGAGTACTAGCGAGTAGCGACAGGATAGCCACGAACCCACCGCCTCAATTTGCGCCTCAAACGGCTGAAACTTAATCCGGCCGAACTCTGGGTGGCGGATATGCACATACGACTCGCAAAAATGCAGGAAAGCCTCGAGGTGCTCGTCGGGGATAAGGGTCTCCAAGGCCGCACACTTTCGGAACTCAGACTCCTGCCACAGCGTCTCAAGGCTGTAGTCGTCTGCGCTGAGAATGCTCACTCCGGCTGAGCAACCCAGCGCAGCGAGCCATCCGCCATGAACAGCATGAGTAGAGGGGGGCGGTCTCCGTCTTCGGTCCCTGGAATTTCTTTTGCGCCGGCAACGGGCATGGAGAGTGTTGGCTGCTGCTCTGTTTCGGCGGCAATGTCGGTTTCGGTTGGGTGTTGAATTTCTTCGTTTTGCATGTTACTCATTGTAGCCCTTCTAGAACGGCAAGCCGAGATTGCAGGCTGTCAATCGCTTCCATTGCCGCCGTCAACTTGCGAGACAACGAACCCGCCGCACCTAAAGCTGACGACGCAATCTGTGCCACGTCAATACCTTCGGCTATCCCGCCCTCGTCAAAGAATGCGATCTCAGGGTTTGTCTCGCCAGTCCATTCGGCCAGTCCACTGTAGATCCGAGTGTCGTTTACGGTGACTGGGCATTCGTTGCCGATGCTGCCGTCACAGTTGTCGATACTGCAATCATGGTCGTGGTGATCGGTGTAGGCGGGTTGGAGTGTGAGTGGGGGGCGGCCAGATTCTTGCCATTTGGTGTCGGCCTTCTTGAACCGTTCGTTCGGCCGCATCGTTTGCGGACGAACTTTCGGGGTGTAAGAAACCAGCAGGAAGTCTTCAGCCATTTTGATGGCGTCAGCATCTTCGACTGCCCTGATGTCGTCCTTAATGCGGATTGTTGAACTAACGATGAACGAACTTGCCCTGATCGGGATGAAAGCCGATGCAGCGTTGTTGACGAAGTCGATCGTTTCGCCGTATGGCCCGTAGTTCCGGATGATAGGTGCAATGCTGTACCGTCGGTTGTGGAACGCCATACCCACCAATGAGTTGTTGGTAGTCGAAGTGTCAGCCGACTGAACCAGTAGTTGCATGTTGCTCCAACTACTAGACCCGACGTTCAGGTCGATGAGGTGGCGTCCGTAAACCTGAAGGCTGCCATTGCTAATCGTCAGGTTGCCACTACTGAGCGTCAGCGCTCCACGGACTGTCGAGCCGCCATTCATGTTGAGTGGTTTATTCATGTAGAACGATCCACGGTCAGTGTAAATGTGGCAGTAACTGGCGTTCTTCGGACCAATGTCGATGTAGCCGTAATCTGAAACAACACGCAACTCGCCAGCGGACTGGGGTTGCAAGTGAGTCTCGTAGCGGCCTGCCCAGCCAGACCCCCAGTTGTCGTTAGTAGTGACAAGGTTGATGTTGCCCTCAGCACCCAGCCACAGATGTTCGCCAGACAGGTTCCCCTCCATGTACCCGCTGGTTTCACCAGCGCCAATACCGAGGTAAT